AACTAAATAATGAAAAATTTTTTTAAACAACTATTTGACGACAAAAACTCAATTAACGAAAAAGCCATTGTTGGTTTCGTTGCCTTTATGTGCTTAGTTTTAGCATTACTTATCGACCTTATAACAGGTTATATGGGAAATGCTTTAGTACTTAATGAATTTATTTTTGATGGATTTATGGTCCTAGTATTAGGTTCATTTGGTATTGCATCTGTTGATAAATGGATGAACAAAAAAGATAAGAAAAACGAAGAAACTGAAGAATAATGAGTTTAAAAAGTTTACAAGAGAAGATCGGAGTAGCAGCTGATGGTGCTTTCGGTCCAGGTACAATGAAAAAAGCAATGGAGTTTTATAAATTATCTCCTATTCGTGCTGCTCATTTTTTTGCTCAAACATCACATGAAACAGGTGGTTTTAAAGCATTTTCAGAAAACTTAAATTATTCAGCTCAAGGTTTACAAGGTATCTTTGGAAAATATTTTCCCGGTAATCTAGAAGAGTCTTATGCCCGCCAACCAGAAAAAATTGCTAACCGTGTTTATGCCTCTAGAATGGGTAACGGAGATGAAGCATCTGGTGATGGATGGAAATTTAGAGGTAGAGGTGCTCTTCAATTGACTGGTAAAGCTAATTATGAAGCTTTTGCTAAATTTTTAAATAATAACGAGGTCTTAACTGATCCTGACACAGTTGCTACTAAGTATGCCTTTGAATCAGCTATGTTCTTCTTTGAAAGAAATAAGCTATGGGCTATTTGTGATAAAGGTATTAACGATGCTTCAATTTTAGAACTTACAAAACGAATTAACGGAGGTACTCACGGTTTAGAAGATAGAAAAACTAAAACTTACAAATATTACGAATACGTTAAATAATGGGATACTCAAAAGAAAAAATAGAAGGAGCTGTAAAATCAAAAGGATATGCTTGGTTTGAAGGTGAAAAAGATTTCGATGTAAACATCGTTGGTGTTAGAAATTCCGCTACCGGAAATAAAGTAACTAACGTTTTTGATGACGTTATGACACTTTCTTACAAAGAAGGTGGTGTGTGGAAATATCATGAATGGCCCTGCACTACTGATCCAGGAACTAAAGGTGTTAAAGAATACCACAATGCAGCTGGGGTTGCTCGTTTAGTTGAAGGTCAATATAGAGGTTCACACACCCTAGGTTTACACCAAGGAAAATACGAAGCTTTAAAACAACAAAAACCAGTTAAAGTTTATCGTGATGCTAACAAAGACATGACTTATGATGAGTCAAAAATCCAAGAAGGTATCTTCGGTATTAATATCCATAAAGCAGGTGCAGATTCTACTTACGTAGAAAACTGGTCTGAAGGATGTCAAGTGTTTAAAAAAGCAGCTGATTTTGAATCATTTATGGCTATTGCTCGTAAAGCAGCCGCTATTCATGGTAAATCATTTACTTATACACTTATCGAATCTTCCGATATAAAATAACTATATAAACGTATTATATAAAAGGCGCGGGGTATTGTGAATACCTCGCGTCTTGCGTTTATATGCGCTATAGAAACGTTTTATACATATATTTATGGTTGTGGACATAAACAAAATATTTGGATTGTTTAACAATGAAGAACCTGAATCTCTGAGGGAAAAAGCAGAGATGACAGATACTTTATTAAACTATAAAGAACATCCTTTATTCTGGGTAGGTATGTTTAAAAAACTTATCCACAATCATAAAACACTTGAACATAAAATATTAGATTTCTTTTCCAATATGGATGAGGAATTAGATTTGTATGATGTTGAACAAGCCGGAGAATTTGTAGTATATAATAGAGCTTGGTTTTGGATATCAAAAATTGATCCCCAAGATAGGAAACATCAAGAATCTATCATACATTATACCGACGAGTTCTTAGAGACATACTTAAAATTCACTATTTCATACTTCCAGGAATTTGAAGAATATGAAAAATGTGCGCATTTAAAAAAGATTTTAGACTTAGTACAAAGTCTTTTAAACTAAGCTTGGAGGTGTATCCTATATAATGTATATTGGGGATACGGGAAAAAAAGAAAATAAAAGAATGTTATGAAAAACAGAGATATTATAATGAGACGGTTGGAACGAGCCGAGGGAGAAATTGAGAAATTGTATCTATTCCTAAATCGTGGAGGTTCGAGAGAACAAGTAGAAGAAGTATTGATTACCCTTCGAGAAACTATTAGCGATGCTAAAGCATTCGTTCAACAAGAACCCCTATCACCTGGAGAAATTAATCCTTTTTAATTTATGCAACTATCGGCTGAACAGATCCAACAAAATTGGATGGACTTTATTGGTTTTATTGATGACCATATCTCTGAACCACGTAAAACTGCTCTTAAAGAGTTTTATCAAAAATATGAAGACCGTATCATCTTAATGCCGGCGGCTCATAAAAAAGAATACCATAATGCTTTTCCTGGAGGATATATTGAACATGTTAACCGTGTTGTAACTTGTGCTCTTCATCTTCATAAATTGTGGGGTGATATGGGTGCTGCTCTAGATACATTTACTAAAGAAGAACTTGTATTTTCTGCTTTAAATCATGACCTGGGTAAAATGGGTTCCGAAGAGGAAGAATCATATGTTCCTCAAACAGATAATTGGAGACGTGAAAAACTTGGTGAAGACTATATGTTTAATACTAAAGTCCCATTCGCATCTGTTCCCGATCGTGGTCTATTCCTACTCCAGGCGCATGATGTAAAATACACATTTAATGAAATGGTAGCTATCCAGACGCATGATGGTTTATATGATGAGGCAAATAAGAAATATCTTATGACTTATATGCCCGAACAAAAACCTCGCACTGCTCTCCCATTCATTATACACCAGGCCGATTTAATGGCAGCACGTATCGAATTTGAACGTGAGTGGTTACCTAAACTAAATGGTAGCGTGGATACTCCAAAGAAAGGTTTTACATTAGAGTCAAATAAAAAAACACCTTCAAAACCTAATTCCCAAACAAAAGCATTAGGTTCACTTAAAAATGAAGGTCTTAAAAATTTATTAGACAATTTATGATAATATTGACAATAATTTTAGGCATAACGGTCGTGATCTTAGGATACACGACCTTTAACCTCTTACGTAAAAACGAAAAACAAGAGGATATTCTCGTAGGATACATGACCTACCTTAATAAAGTATCAGATACAATTGAGGTAGCAGATAAAAAACTTAAGGAATTAGATTATAAAGGTAGTTTTAAAGCCGATGATGAAGTTGGTTTTGTGTTTGAACAAATAAAATCCATCCAAACTATTTTAAATTCCTTCAATATTAAAAATTTATAATATGGAAGGTGTTGTAAAGAAAAAAAAGAAGGGGATACAATACTTTACTCAAGAAACTGAGAATGCTATTGTACGTTATAATAATACTTTAGATTCTGAAGAACGTTCTAGAATTTATAGAAGTGAAATCCACTATGCTTTTTTTAAACTTACAGAAAATATCATCCATACGTTTAAATTTTATTATACGGAGGTAGAAAATATTGAAGATTTACAACATGAAGTAATTACTTTCCTTTTATCTAAAATTCATTTGTTTAATCCTGCTAAAGGAGCTAAAGCATATTCTTATTTTGGTACTATTGCAAAACGTTATCTAATCCTTTCAAACCAAAAGAATTATAAAAAACGTGTTGATACTTCACCTATTGAAATTCTAGAGGAAGACGAAAATCATTCATATCATATTGATGGGGATAATCATGATGAACGTTTATCTATGTTTATAGATGATTTTACTGATTATTGTAGCAAAAACATATACGAGTTATTCCCTAAAGAATCAGATGCTCAAATAGCTGATGCTATTCTTGAGTTATTTCGTAAACGAGAAAATTTAGATATTTTTAATAAAAAAGCACTTTACATTTATATCCGTGAAATAGTTGATGTTAAGACTCCTAAGATTACTAAAATAGCTAATCAATTATATGATGTCTTTAAAAAAGGTTATATATTTTATTTAGAACACGGATATACAAAGTTTTAGTTTTCATATTTATAAGAAACTAATTGTATATTTATGTCACAATTCGATAACGTTGTTTTTGGTAAGAAAAAATTCTCTGATATTTTAGAGGAAATTTATAATAACCAAAAGAAAAAAGACCAACAAGTTACAGCTCTTATTTCCGAACTAAAACCACTAATTTCAGATATTGGTGATGCTACTTTAGTTGTTCCTTTAATTAAGGAATATATGGAAATTAGTGTTAAAAACGATGATATTTTAATTAAAATGGCTGCGTTAGCACAACGTGCTATGCAAACCCAAACCGCAGAAGGTAATCTAACCATTTCTGAAGAAGAAAAAGAACAACTTCTTTCTGCTATGAATGAATTAAAAGGAGAAAAATAATGACTCAATATGGATTTTCTTCTTTAAACCAAAATCTTAATTCAAATGCTAATAATAACTTTAATGTTAATACAGCGGCTTCTGTAAATGAAGTAGTACAAGCTGTAAGAGTATTAAGTATAGTTTTAGATGAAAATCACCCTAAATTTAAAGAATTAGGTGAATGGAATGCTTTAGGTACAATTGAATATGAAGTTGTAAACAATCCTTTACCATCTCCATCATTACCCACAGCTAAACCTTTAGATCCTAATAATAAAAATTTCCCATTAGTAAATGAAATAGTCTATATTATTTCTTTACCTTCAACTGATTTAAATACAATTACTTCAAATAGTATTAATTATTATATTAATATTGTTTCTCTTTGGAACCACCCCCATCATAACGCTTATCCAACAGATCCTAATCTTTTACCTCCATCTCAACAAAAAGATTACATCCAAACTGAAACCGGTAATGTTAGGAGAATAACAGATCAATCTACTGAAATCTATTTAGGTAGAACATTTAAAGAACGTTCAAATATCCATCCAATTTTACCATTTGAAGGTGATATAATTTATGAAGGTAGATGGGGTAATAGTATAAGAATTGGTTCTACAGTACCTAATACTTCTAATAACTGGTCTTCAACAGGATCTTCTGGTGACCCTATTACTATCATCAGAAATGGTCAAGGAACTCAAACAGAAGAAGGATGGATACCAACAGTTGAAGATATTAATAATGATGATTCTTCAATTTATCTAGCTTCGACCCAAAAAGTTCCTTTAAAGGCCTCAAGTACTAACTACTTTAGTTATAAAAACAATGCACCACAAACTCCAGAGCAATATTCTGGTAAACAAGTGATTTTAAATTCTGGTAGATTAGTATTTAATACAACTGCTGATCATTTATTATTTAGCTCTAAAAAATCCATTAACTTAAATGCTGTAGATGGTGTTAATATTGATACCCCAACAATAGTTTTCCAATCAGGAAATGTGTATATAGGTTCAAAAAATGCAACTGAACCTTTACTATTAGGAAACCAAACCGTAAACTTACTAAACCAGTTAATTTCAAATTTAGCATCATTTGCACAAGTTTGTAGTATATTAGTTTCTACCCCTCCAGGAACTCCAATAGCACCTTTAAATATAGCTGCTACTCAATTACAAGGTTCCCTAAACGCTTTACAAGCTAATTTAAATAATTTAAAATCAAAATATAATTATACAGTATAATGGCTACTCCAATTGAATTAGATCAAATTAGATTAGAAGAATTAGCCAAAGCAGAAAAACAATCTGCCCAAGCAAACCAAAAAACTGTAGATAATACGTTAATTATAAGTGCTTTACCTGAAGATCAAAAACCCAAAGGAACAGCAAAATTACCCTCATTATTGTTTAGTTTAGGATCTCAAATCCCTCAAATTATTCAACCCTCATTACAAAATTTAATAAACCAATACATCCAAGATATTGATATTTGTCCAAATGAGGTAACATTAAATGAATTAATTGCTCAAAGAAATAATATTGCTCAATCATTAAATAATATAGGTGTTAGAGTTGATCAATTAGGTTCTTCAATAACGGGTGTATCTAATTTTTTAACTGTAACTTTAGCCCTTTTAACATCTGTAGATGTAGCATCAGTAATAGCATCTGCTGCCGCTAAAATACTTCCTGTAGCCCCCGGAGCTGTTCCTGCTGCTTTAAACGATGCTCAAACTCTCATAAGAAAAACTACTTTTGATAAATTAGGAAATTCTAAATTATCTAAAATTCAAGGTGTAATAAGTAGTTCTGCGTTAGTTATTTCTATTGTAGGAACTTATATTTTAACAGCTAAAAGTTTATTAGATATTATAGATTCTTATATAAATAAATGCCAATTAAATCCTAATATTATACCAATATCGGATACTGTTAATTCTATAGCCACCGCCCAATTACAAGCATCTCAAACCCAAAACCAAACAACATACCAGGGTTTTATTATAGAAATAGAAGAAGTTCCATACACACCTACTGTAACTAGAAGACGTGCTGT